CAGGGGTTCTGCCAGCGGCGCGTGAAGGAGTGACGTGGAGTGCCATTTGGCATTCTGCTTGCAGTCGATTAGCAATTCAAAGGGAGGGGGGCAGGTTTTGCCTTGTCCTTTCGACCTTTTGAATTCGCGTACGTCTGTACACCCTGAACTCGCAGGGGCAAGCCTAGCACCCGCTAGGAGTGTCCTTCACGTTGGCACAGCCGCTTGATCGAATCAAGTGGTGACTTTGAGGCTCGCAACTGAGCCCTGAACGGTGCAAAAGGTTAAACCCAAGCACCTTGCAAACTCCTGGTCAATCAAACGGTCGGAGTTCTCCTCACAGGGAGTAATCTCCAAAACCGGTCGAAGCGCCCTCAGTTGTCGAAAACTGATGAGCGATTTTTGACTCGCAGGAGGCAAGTGAGGTACCCGAAATCGCCAAAAACGGGATCCACTTCTGTGGAGCTCAACGTTTTGGTTTGGTACATCACGTTCAGGAGCTGGTGGCACAGTTGCTACTACTGCGGATTTACTGCACTCCAAGGGAATCAAACCCTTGCCAACGACCGAACTCGTCAAACTCACTGCAGGAGTTAGCCGATTCCTGAAAAGGTGAGTTGCCAACCTCCGTTGGAAACGAGTTACACTGAACTTGAGCGGACCAGGTTCGGCACCTAGTCCCCCCAAATTGGGGTGAAGGAACAAGTTCAGTAGGCCGTTACGTGTTGCCTGTCGAACGCAAGTTGAATTAAAGTACTTGAAACGTTCGAAACTTTGCCTCGGGGAGGTGCTACGGGCCAGGGCTTCGCTCAGCCGTCCGACCAAAGGATCGGCTTCGCCCTGGTTCGAATCATCTTCCTTTTGAAGGTAATTCGCAGGCAACACGAGTGCCGGGTGAAAAAAGGAAACCAGTTGAAATTTAACGTCGCACTTGTTAACCGAGCCGGTCGACGAGTCCTCGGATTGCTTCAACTTGGTTGCTTTACCCTTGACCAGGTAAAGCTTTGAGTTCACAGTGAGGAATTCCTTTGAAAAGTAGGACTTCCCCACACTCAGCTCAAACCCAATCCTTTTCACCTCCTCCTGCCAAATTCGGTAAAACGCAGGTGACGCCTTAAAAAGGATGTCATCCCCGTTAACCAACACGGGTAACTTTGAAATCGGCACTGTTTTTCCAAAGTACCGAACGTAAGCCCGGTGGTAACCGTACAAATTGGCAGCACACAGGATTGGAAAACTTAAAGGACTTCCCATCAATTGACCATTGGTCTGGGCCACGACACTTCCGTCGGGGTAGTGCAGGAACTGCTCGTAAAGCATTTCCCTGTACACCAAGTCCTCCTCATCCGAGGTAGTCGCCCAGTACAGGTACGCCTCAAACAAACGCTTAGTAAGGCGAATGTCGAGGTTGTCAGTAGCTGCGGAGTAATCGCCACTTACCCAGTGGTCAAACTCCTCAGGCGACACGTTTTCCAACCACTCAAGGTGCGACTCCGAAAGTGGTTCCCCGATCAAAGCGCACTGAGGCAACTTCCTCAAGTGTTGCCAAGTTTCGCGCTGACCTTTAAGGGCCACCCAGGATCCCGCCGCACTTCCCGCAGTAATTGGTCGGGCTTTGAGGGGCTCCAGCACCATCTGAACGCGAGTCCGTTTGCGATCAGTGGTCAAGTAGTGCTGAAGGGCTTCCGAGCGCTTCAGTTTAATCCCCTCAACCCGACGCAGCTCGCCGCGTTGGTTGGTCAAACCAACGTCAGCTAAGGAAGGAGTCAACTGCTCGTCGTCGCGACTGACGGCGTGACACTTCCGAAGCTCGGCTAACTTTCCTCCTTCGCTTCGCGTTGAGCGAAAGGAAGCCGAAAACGAAGGAGCAGGGAGTTCGTTCTCACGGACTTCTCTCACCCCTTTGAAAAGGCGCCGACCAAAACGGAAAGCCTCCAGGTCGTCAAACTCAGTGTTCAACGGCTTCGTAAGGCTTTTTTTGTGTTTTTCGTACGCCTCCTCAAGGAACTCCTCGTTAATTGGAGCACAACCTCGTTTAACTCCTTGGAGTAAGGACCAAAAAAATCGAACATTTTTTGGATTCCTTTTACAAACGAAAAGGTTGCGAATCCAGCGAGCTGCTAAACCCTTGAAACCGAGGTTCCTGCATTCAGCAGGATTTGGCACTTCAGGTAAGTCCTGGTGCCAAAGCCTCGCGAAACCCCAAACTGTGAGTGCCTTAGCACGTTTCACAAATTCCTCCTTTTTCCAGGAGTTAAGGGTTTCAATCAAGGTTAATTGAGCCTCAAACGGTACCTGTTCGAAAAAAGCTGGAAAGCTTTCCTCGATTTGCAGGAGGAGGGACAGCGCAAACTGTGCAACCTCCCTCCGCACCAGGTTACCGTCCGGAATCAGCACTGCCCGTACCGAAGCTTTCTGGGCTTCGACAGGGGGCGGGACAACGACCTTAACGGCAGCCTTAGCTGCAGCAGGTCCCCGTCGGTGCTTTTTCCAAGCCACCCGTCCACCGGGTGAGTAGGTGGACACGATCCGATCAAGGAGTCGAATCAACCGTGGAACGGGATTGACTCCTGATTCGTGCCCTGGGTGATTTGTACCCCGCAACAACGCGGCAACCAAATTCCTGTTAAGTGGCA